GTTTCAGTTTTCTCCGTAAAAAAGTCTGTTTTGTTTTTTTGTTGCGATGAAGTTCTTGTTTGAGCTTGCGCTGCTGCGCGTTTGTTTTGTTGTAATGCACCTTTTTTAGAATTACAAACTTGGTGTGCAGGCTGTAAATTGTCGAGGCTGTTGTCTCCGCCGTGCATGAGGCTGATGATGTGGTCTGCTGTGTTGGCTCCTGCTTTGCCGCATAGGGCACAGATGGTGGCTTTGCCGTCTGACAGTATTTGTCGTCTGTTGGCTTTGTATATCGGGTCGTTGTATGGGGATGTCATAAGGCTGATGTTACTAGCGCCCTTGCTTCGCTGCGGTTGCTTTCAGTGCATAAGACAGTCTGGGGTTTGTGTTCCCCACAGTTCAGAGCAAGTAGCTCTTGGTTGCCGGACACTGTAGAGAAGTGGACACCATTCGTATTTGTGACGTTTAGACGCTGCACTGGCGACTTACCCCAACAACCTTTCACGTAAGTCATCTTGGGTGGTTGGGTGCGCCAGCTCTACCCACGTTTCCGTGTGTTACGCCAACACAGTGCAATCCTGTATGTGGCCTTGGTTGTGATCAGTTGTAGTTAATTACTTGCGCAAGCCTTGAAGGATGGCAACTCCGATGGAGATTAGCAGGGCATACCAAGCGATGGTCAGCATCTCGAGAGCCTGTGTTCAATCTCTTGTAACTGCTCGGGTCGCCAGATGTAAACCTCTGCGTGAGGGTGCAGGATGGTCAGCCAATGTTCTTGGGCAATGCTTGTCTTGCCTTTAGTGGTCTTTAACTCAGCAAATATCAGGCCTTTAGTTTTGTGCGCCAGTACAAGGTCTGGGAAGCCTGCAGCGCCTGTGGTGATGTATCGCCCGGTGCGAGTCATCGAAGGTTGTGCGTGGTGGCAGTCCCAGCCGTGAATGTAGGCCAGCCCTTTTACTTGCTGCAGGAATGACGCTTCGCTGATGCCAGTCATTTTCCGCCTAATAGAAAGCCACACATAAACACAGCTGTAATCATGATCAGTTGTGTAAACAGGTCAAGCATCAAAAGGGTTCCTCTGGTGTGTCGTACTGTGGCGCTGCCTGCTCGCCTGATTTAAGCGTGTCAATGTAGGCACTGGCTTCGCGTTTAGTCATGGCCTGCAAATTGGCTGGCGGTACTTTGCCCATAGATTTACACACGGCTCTAATCATGTTCTGCTGCTTGTCGCTAGCAAGGTTGCTGGACTCTGTTATTTGTGTGCCACCCTGCATCCTGACAACTTTGCCCATTTCCTCACGGCTCGGGCGCTTGTTAATGTCCGACCCACTCATGCCAGCATTAGCCAATGCACGACCCACAGCTCCTGTTTCACAATTCTCGAGATGGCTGGTGCGGTTTACGTTGCCTTGCCCGCGTATTTCCTCAGCCCAGCCCGTGGCGATAATTTCATCGTTAAGCCACAGCTCACACTTGAACACTGCAATGTCTGCTAGGTAGTGCACAAGATCAGTTATGACCCGGGCATCTGGGTGTGCTTTTAGAAAGCGGTCAAGCCTGCTGGCTACTGGTTCGTAATCGTCAAGGTTAAAGGCCACGAGCGTGTTCTTTCTCCAAGCGGTCTAATTCTGCAGTGACATAAGCCAGGGCTTTTTTTAGCACTTCGATTTCTTGTTCACGAGCATAGATCATGTCTGCCACGTCATCATTATGTGTGTAGTCACTCATTGTTTTGTTTCACAGTGCTGATATAGGTGATGCCTTTAGAAGGCCCAGAAGTGTTGAATGATGGGTGCCACCCATTGCGGTTGCGTTCAGCAATAGTGGGCAATGAATGAAGCAGCCCGACAACTTCAAGCACAAGGCTGGACTCGTTAAAACGCAGCTCTATTGCTAGTTGGTTGCTGAGGTTCATTAGTTTGGCGATTAGTTCACCTGTTGATGTTTCCATTTGTTTCCTTTGTTATTTTCCTGATGTTGCTCGCCAGTGACCTAGCCCACCATTGCGGTACAAATACTGTGCCACTTTGAGGTTGCATCTGACATTAAGCAGTGCCTTGATCACATCTTGTTTCTTACAGACTGCGCGTGTCACAGTAGCCCAACTTCCTTGTATCTGTAACAAGCCAACATCTGGGCGACCTGTAGAACTTCTGACGGCTGACAGGCTTTTAGGGTTGCACCGGGACTCTCGATAGGCAATCTTTGACATAACGGGCACAACCTTGGCAGAAAAATACTCCCGAAGCAGTGGTTCCCATTTAGGGCATGAGTTAGTAGCCGCACTTGCGTGGGCTGGGGTGGATAGGGCGAGGATTAGCGATAGTGCCATGAGTTTCTTAATCAACTCTCTCAACTTCTGTAGGCGGCCCCCATGAATGCCAAGATGCTGCACGTTGGCAGACTTGGGTATAAACAATCAGGCCTGTGGATAAGTCTGTAAAGACCTGCACCATGGTTTTCTTATCTTTAGACCTTAGAGCCACATAGCCCCATGTTGGTATCATCAGCGTTTCCAGTATCGGTTGGCAACCTTGAAATAAGCCCATGAGAGGCACCAGCCAAAAAGTACGGCTATAAACATTTGTTCGTGGTTGTAGGTTTTCATGCCCAGCCCTTCACAATGTCCATACCCTTTTGGGTGATGGCACACACAATGCCTTGAGACCCACTTGTAAGCCCTCTACGGATGCCTAAGTCCTCGATTAGTCCTATGGTGCGCAAATCTGAGCATCGCTTCCAATAGCCCTTTATGTCGTGACCTGCCAAAGCAGCGCGAGCGCCTGCTTCCTCATCAGTGAGGCCAAGAGTGGCGTAGAAGTACTGCTCAAGCAGCACAGCCCTGTGGGTACCTACCCTCACTGGGTTTACTTGGCGTGAGGTTTCAGGGTCTGAACCCCTGAACAGTGGTAAATCCTCTAAGAGGTAATCTTTCATGCGTGACATTTTGTGTTTCCTTTGTTGAAGCCCTTTGAGTGGCTGGTTGTTACTTTACACATTTTGAGAAGTCGGTGGTGGATATCCCAATGGAAACAAAGACACCCACCACCTAGCCCCAGTAACGCTCAAACAATACTGGGAATCCTTTATGGGTACGGGATTGCGTCCCACGCTTTAGCCAATTTTACTGGGTCTTTAGCCATGGTTTGTGAGATTTCAATATGAAGCCAGTTTGGGGTTCCATTGTATGAACCCGCATTATCTGTAGCCGTAAAAATCTTCACACCCGTTTTGCCTTCACCGCGAGAACAGCGATACCCAGCACCATAAGTACCAAAGGCATACCAGTGAATCTCCTGTATGCCTAGCAGGGCTGAGTGTTCTACGGCCTTGCCAGCAACAGTGGATTTACCAAGTAGCCAATCCCAAATCAGACGAGCTTGTGCTTCATTTTTATATTGAATATCAGCTGCTGCACCTGTGGCATGAACACTTAATTGAGGTGGCTTTATGTTGTTGTTCATATTGCGATGAACGTATGTCCCTAGACAGTTTGTGGCCCAACGTGCCTTGCATAATTCTACAAACTTGAGGATGCCGGGCGAGGCGACTTTGCCGTCCCACGCGGGGTAGTACTCATACGGGCGGTTCGTCATTCAGGCTGTTCTTTTTTGCCAATGATGGGTTGCACTGGTTGGCCTGATCGTGCTGCTATGCCGTTGCCGATTGCGTAGCCAAGTATGGAGCCAATTAAGCCTGTGCCTGTGGCTTCCTCGATGGCGTGGAGAGCCATGAGCAGGGTGAGGCAAATGAGGCCGACTAGGGCTATAAGGGCTTTAGGTGGATTGCTAATTGTCATCAGTGCCTTCTGTCCAGCCTGTAGCAAGTAGTGCTTCGTATTCTTCTTCGGTCATTTCTCTGACTTCATCGTCTATTTGTATGTTTGGTCGTGTCATTGTCTATGCCTTTCGGTATCCGTAAACGGTAATAGTTCCGCCTGTAAGGGTTCCACTAGTAGGAGTAAGTGTAAAACTTGTGTAACTAGTTGTGTCAATCAAAATCCCTTGATTGGTTCCACCAACTCCACCAGCAAATTGAACATGGGGTGAGGACATTAAAGTATTTTTAGTCAAAAATGGTTGAAACAAATCGCAACTAACCATTACTGTTGCTGTACTTCCATAGCCTATATATGTCCATGATGCAGCGTTATTATTGCCGATACCAAGAACTGCGCCAGTTGAGTAAAGACAATAGATAATTGAATTGTAATAATTAGAAGCAGTTGAACCCAAAGTCATACTTAGTTGTGCTGTTGCACTACTTATACCACCTGTGTAGATAATGCGGTAGTTGTCATAGTCTGTGCTGAACGCGCTCGAGACGGTCACGCTAGAAACCGTTGTGCCAACCGTTTGCGACTTGACATACACCAACCCAGAGTTAGCCAAATAAGTATTGGTATCGGCACTTGTAAGCACCTCTGTTCCGAATGTTTTGACAGCCATGACGCGTATCCTAATCTGTTGGTGGGGTTGGAAATGTGACGGTAGGTGCAGGCACCCACGTTGCTGGAAAGTCTCGCAGCTGCTGGCGGTACTCAACCCATGCCGTGATGTTTAAGGGCGAGTCAGGCAGGACAGTCCAGTCACTAGCCACAAGTAACTGGTCTCGAATAGCCCTCATACGGGGGACTCGTAGCCCTTCCATCTCTCGTGGCATCATGGCGTCTAAATCGTAAGTCGTTTCCATGGTTTCCTACAGTAAAAGGTCTACGCCGTTAAGTGATGACCTGTCAAGCGTAAACCACTGGGCATAGCGAGCAGAGCCGTCAATAGTCATTTCGTATTTGCCCGGCACAATGCTGTGCGTGATCTGGTTGATTAGTTGGGTCTGGGTAAAGGTTGAGCCTGTAGAAGGGTTTACAGAGATTGTGTATTTCTCAAATAGTTCTAGCCCTAGCAGGGTTGTCCAATCAGCGGTCACGCCTGCCACGCCTACTTTTACAGGGCTGGTGTCGCTAAGCAGGGTGCCACCAACTGATGCTTCATAAGCTGCCAGCGTTTGTGCCTGGGCAATTGTTGATAGTTGGGTTTGCAGGCTGGTGGTGTTTCTGCCGTAAGCCGTAACGCTCGCTGCGTTGCTGGCTGTCCATGTGCCACCAGCTGTGAAGTCCACCTGATACACGTTGCGTAGGTTGTCGCCCGAATACTCAATAGAAACCTGTGGTTCGTAACCAATAGAAGCTGTAGAAAGTGTTGCTTGTGACGTTATTGACTTTGTATTTGTGTAGTAATAGTTACGATCTGTCAATGTAACTACCCCAGCTTTGGTGACGTACATAGCGCCACCTTCAGAGTTATTGACTAGCGCCAATTCGGCAGCAAGGTTGTTGCCTACCTGACTAAGGTTCCCTACTGAGGCGACAGGGGTGGCTGTAGCGCTTTTAAGGGCACTAGGAAAACTGGTAAAAGCAATAAGCCTGTCAAAACGTGCTGCGGTTGTTTCGGTAATGTTTGCTACGCCATAGTTGTAAAGGTTTGCCACTTCCGCTGCAGTTAAAGCTTTGTTATAAACACTTGTTTCTTGCATTTGTGGGCCATACAGGTATATCTGTTCTGTAGATGTGTAAGCATTTGCGCTTGATGTGATAGTGCCTGTGGCATCTTGTCCGTTTACATACACTTTAAATGTTGCGCCACTCATCGTTACAGCAAGGTGAAATGGCCCTGTGCCACTGTCCACGCTGCTAGGCAAAGTTGTTTTATAAAGGGTGGTGCTATTAAAACCCCAAATTTCAACTACACCAGCATTTAAAAACGTCAGAACGCGTGCTTGATACATAAAAGCGTCAAACCCATAAAAGGCTGATGTGCCGTCTGTGGGTGTAATCCATGTAGCTAGTGAAACTGCTGTGTCGGTTGTGCCGGGGTTTGTTGCGCTTGTGTATCCACCACCACCCATTTGTGTTGCTTGCGTTGCTAGTGCTGGAACTATGCCAGAAGTTTTTGAGTACGTAGGGCTGTAGTAGTAGCCAACATAAACGCTTAAATTTAACGGGCGGCTGCCAAGGTCTTTAAGAAAACCCTGACCTATAGGGTCGTCAAGCCTGTAATAGTGGATAGGTGCCAGCGTCTGTGTGTAGTCATACAACGTGTCTGGCAGCTGTTCTTGAGCTAGTAATGACAGCGCGTCAAAACACTGCAACGAAACTGTGCCTGTCTTGCCAGCATCATTGAACTGTGCAGGCCACGCAGCAATAAAGCCACGAAACACAGCAAACGTAGTTACACCTGACACGGCTTCAATCTTGATCTGGCGGCGCGGTAGCAACTTGCCGTAGTAAGTGCCGGTTGTATTGAACGGGTCAAACAGTCGGGTGTTGTTATTGAGTACAACGCTGGCCGTGCCTACCACATTGCTGTAGTCGTCAGCCCTGCCACGAGACACATTAGCAGAGAACACATACTGAGTTACTTCTGTCCATGTCGGTGATGCGACATACGGGCCGTCATCGAAGGCAATGTAAACCTTTGGTGTTGGGAAAGCCATTAGCCGACCTTGAGAGGCAGAGGGCCTGAACGGTTTTGGTATGCCTGCAAAGCATCCACAACAGATTTGCCTATTGCTACAGGGTCGCCTACGCCTGTGTTTACGGTGATGTTGGTTGCACCCATGCCGGAAGTGCCTGATGCATCTGTGCGGTTTATTGGTGTTGGGCCTCTAGACATATTGGAAGTACGGGACATACTTAAATAGTCCATTTCCTTAAAAGTTCCAAAAGGGTTGCCCGGCAGTGCGATGTTGCCCAGTTTGGCTAGGCCGTTCATTGCTTTAGCAACCACGTTGTACATGAGAATAAAAGCGTTAGCGATGCTAGAGGTAAAGTCTTTTATTGCGTTAAATATGTAGGTACGGTCTGAGTCGTCACGCAAAAGGCTAAACAATGCAGCAAGGCCAATAACAATTAAACCAATTGCTGTGGCTATAGCGCCAAGTCCTGCAGCGCCTAAAGCTGGCGCTATCCCAGCCAATCCAGCAAGGGCAGTATTGACAGCGGTAAGAGTTGCAGCCACACCTGTCAAAAACGCAAGGCCCTTAAATGCACCAGCCAAAAGAACAATGGCACCACCAAAATCTAAGGCTGCACCAGTAGCCCCTTCTGCTTCAGATAGCCAGTTCCCTAAATCAGTAGCAGAGTCTTGCAAAGTTTTTGCTAGTCCGTCTTTTCCAAGTTTGTCTGCAAAACGCTGAATAACTGGCAAAACTTGTTCAGAAACAAATCTAACTAAGCGCTGGAAAATTGGCAGAAGTGCTGTTCCTATTGCAATTTTTACGTTGTCAAACTCTGCTTTAAGGATTTTCTGTTGGTTAGCAAGAGAGTCAGACGTGTTGGCAAAGTCACCAGCAAAAATAGCGGTTTTTTCCATAAGCACGCCGTAACGAGCAACTGCTTTTTCGCTTTCCGAAAGTTTGCCAGATACTTTTCCAATATTGTTTTCAAGAGCAAAAGCCTTTATAGCGGCATCTGAAATGTTTATACCAAACCTTTTCATTGGTTCCGCTTCGCCTGCCAAGGCAGAGGCAAACTTGGCAGCGGCATCTGGGACTTCTAAGTTCATTACGCTTGCAAAGTCAGCCACTCTTTTAGATAGGTCTGCCACAATTTTGGTGGCTTTTTTCTTTGGGGTGGCTAGGTCTTTGGCAAAGTTAGAAAACGAAACAGCCATATTGTTAAAGTCTGTTTTTGACAGGCCGTAAGTTTTGGCGCTGGCCTCAGCAAGTTTGCCAATTTCCTCAGCGCCCTGTTTACCAAAGGTTACAAAGACAGCGTTAAGGGTTTCGCCGTAGTCCACAGCATCTTTGGCTGCGCTAAACATGACAGCACCTAAACCACCTACGGCAACAGCAGCTGGTAGCAGTGCGCTTTTAAGAGACGAGCCTAGTTTTTTGCCGTTATTTTGCAGGTCAGCAAAGGCACGTTCAGCCTTTTTTATTCCCCGGGTGTCAAAGTCGGAGACAATGTTTAGAACAATGCTCATAGCCTGCCCTGCCTTCCTGTCAGCATCATGACACGGTTTACTAGCTGTTGGACTTGACGTTCTACCTGATCAGAAGCTGCTTCATAGGCTCGGTAAATGACGCGTGAAGGCTGGCCATAGCGAGCAGTTAAGTTTCGACTTAGCAAGCCGTTGGCTGCCATGTCAAAGATTGTGGCTTGTGGGCCTGCCCAGCGAATACCAAAAACACCGACATTTTGCAGGTTGCCTGTAGGTGATGAACGTACTTTCTTGGCGTTAGTAAAAGCTTTAATATTGCGCTTTACTTGGGCATCTTGCCAGCTCATAATGTCAGCACCAGAGGCACCTTTCCATGAACGAGCCATACCAGACAGCGGTGCGCCAGAAGGCAAGTCAAACTGTGCCTTTTGTACTACAGGTTGAACAATGGCCTTAAAGTCTTTAGTGATTTGACGGCGCAAAGATTTGTCCAGTTGGTTAAGTTCGCCAAGAGCAACCTTTAACCCAGTGAACTCAACGCCTACATTTACACTCATTGTTTGCGACTTTCATTTAGCAACTTAATAACTGTCGAGAGGTCATCTGTGTCGAATTCTACTGTATGGGGCCACCAACCTGTGGCTACTAGAACACCTGCTAAAGCGTGTCGGTAGGTGCCCCTTGGATAGGGTTTTCAGGGCCAGCATCCTCAGGTTCAATGTTGATGACTTGATCAAGGTAATCATCAAAGACGATAGGCACAACAATGCCTGCGCGTTTTGCTGACTCATACGCCAAAAAAGCAAGCCACTCGATGTGCACGTCGCTGGCAAGTTGCCCGGCACCTATCTTGTATTTGCGCTCAAAAGCAACAATAGATGCCATGGTTGTAGTGACGGTATAAGCGCCATCTACTGTGGTTACGTTGAGTTTAATTCTCATGTCGGGTTCCTTTGTTTAGTCGGGTTAGACAACGGCGGCTGTATATGTGCCGCCCTTAAAAGTAATGTCAATTTGCGAAAGCTCACCAACGGTTGCATTGATCACTGGCAAAGTTTCCAAGTAAGTGTTAGTCAGCGTAAAGGCTGGGTTAGTTGCACTAGTAGCTGCAGAAGTTGGTTTGACAACAACAGTAGTAGCTGTGCCTACAAGGGTTGCCAGTGTGGCGTAAACCTCGGAAGCTGCGTATGTCATGAACAGGGTCACGGTCAAAGAGTTATCCTCGATTGTGGCACTGTAGACCCTTGCAGTGTTCCCAAAAACTGTCGTGTCCTGAGCAGTATTGGTGCGCTCAAGCGTGGCAGCAACGGCAAAGCCAGTGAGTGCCACAGAGTTCACTGTTACGGTTGGGTTAGAAAGATAAGTGCTGGTTGCCATGATGGGTTACTCCTCTGGAGATGTTTCTTCTGTTTTAGCAGATTTGGTAGGTGTTTTGTCGGATTTGATAAAGCCACCCCAGATGAGGGCGTCAATGTTTATGCCGTCTGCTGGGATGAACTCGTCACCCGGAACTCCGACTAGATCAGAAATAATTGTGTAAGCCATGGTGTCCTTAGTTTGTCTTGACTGCTATAGAGATTACTAGGTCATAGCAGGGATAGTCAGCCCCACCGATTGAGTATGCCGTTGGGTTACCACTCATGACGATTGCGCCACTGTTTACAACAGCAGCTGCAATTCCTAACAACTGGCGTAGGACAGGTAGCCCTGCTGGGCCCGAGCCGATTACCTTCACGGGGAAATTCATTTTGAGTACGTTGCCGTTTCCAGCCACAATGTCAAAAGATGGCGCGTCAATAAAAGCACAATTCGGTATTAACTTGGTCGGGTCATTTATGACGCGCAAGCCAGTTACCGCTGTAAGTTTTGCGGTTAGGTCATCTAGACCCACGTTGAGACAGTCTGTGTAGGCCACTACGCCACCTGTGGGCGATGGATGCCCAGAAGCTGCTTGATAACTGGAGTCATCGCAGAAACGCTTGCAGTGCCCATACCGTCAAAGGTAGCAAAGGTGTCCTGAACTGAGCCACGAGCACGAAACAGAGCCGCTGCATACATCACTGTGCCAAGGGTGACATCGTGGCCCGGTGAAGTTGTCAAGCTGTCAAAGTAGCCAGACTCTTGCCTGCGCCTATAGCAAAAGTCATTAGCCGCATTTGCAGCTTGAGTTGCCAGTGTGTAGTCATCACTGGGGTTAGTAATGTCTGTGCCCAAATATGTGATCAAGTTTGCCACGGTTATCCATGTGCAGTTCTGCGTATAAGTGATTGTGCCAGTAGCTGATGCTGTGCGTTCAACGTCAGTGCCAGTGCACTTAAAGAGCACCTGATTAGGGATACTGACATTGCTGTTAAACAGCAGGTCGCCCTCAGTGTCTATGCCAATGTACTCATACTTGGGCATGGCATAGACAACAAAGGTGCCGTTAAAGGGTGAAGCAACACTGGCAACAGTGATGGACTGCCCCACCTCTATTTCAGTATCCGTCAGTGTTTGTAGCACTGCATAGTTGTCTAGCAGTTGCTTGAAAGTGACTGTGTATGTAGCCATCGGCGGTAGCCGCCTTTCGGACTAAGCGATTACGATGCCCTGAATGAAACTTGACTTAGCAACGAAAGTTGCAAAGTAGCCGTAGTAAGAGAACGTGCGGCTCAATGTGCTTGGGTTAGCGATTGAGAGAACGCCTTGCTGTGCTTCGTAGATTTCGTAGCCCGGTGCGTAAACAACGAGCATTGTTCCCGATGCAAAGTTGTTATCCACAACAAGGTTAAGGCCCATTACATCCATGCCTGTGTACTGCAAGCCGCCTACGCGACCAATGCTGTTCTGACCAATAACGCCGTTTGTGGTGTAACCAAGGATTGGGCGCTTTGAGGCGTCAAGCTGTGAACCTAACTTTTCCCAAACATCTGGTGACACGCAAAGGTGAGTTGGGAAGTAGTTGCTGTCCTCGGTAATTTCGCGCGCTGCGTCATACAAAGCATTGATCAGTGATGTCGGGTTGTCTGCGGTAACAGTCCATGTTGAGCCTGATGCTGTTTTACCAGCAACCAAGTTGTCAGCTGCAATGTTGTCTGTTGCAATGAGGTACTCACCAGCAAGGTCATTGAGGATAAGGTTCATAGATGAAGGGTCTGTGAAGTCCATGTCCTGCATTGTCAATGTGACCTGACCAGCGACAGTTGTTTTGGTAACTGTGTTAGAAGCAATAACCATGGTGGTAGCAGAAACTGCTGAGTTTTCTGTTTGTGTTGCTGCACTTGTGTGCGTGGTGATTGTTGGCCTGATAAAGGTCTTGCTTGGGGTGTTTGGCATTGAGCGCGCACCAAAAGCTGAAACGACTGGTCGAACAAAGTTCAGGTCTTGGAACAATGGCCCAAGAACTGGCACTGGCAAAAGTCCAGGGGTGTCTGTTGTAAGAACATCTCCTGCAGCTGCTTGAAGTGCTGTCTGCTGATCGCGTACTGCTTCTTTGTATGCAGCGTTTACGTTGTGGAAGGTGTCGCCACCTGCGTGCATAGCGGCAAGGTATTCGCCGGGTGTTGGCATAGCAAACTTGCGCTTTGGCTGGGCAAAAATAGATGATGCTTCAATGACTTCTGGGGCTGGGGTTTCTGACACTTCGGTCTCCTCTGACTCTGTGGGTTCAGGCTCATCGGGTGCCGTTTCTGTATTATTGCTCAAATCATCCTCTGATGTGGGGATACTTGCTGCAACATCTGTGATGGTAGCACCACTAAAGGCTGGCTGTGGTACTAGTGACAACTCCATCCAGTCGGCTGCTTCCACAATCATGACGCCATCTTCGTTGTATGAAAACTTGGTGGGGTTTACGCCAACGCTTACAGAGTCCAAAACTCCGTCAGCTGCGAGCACCAGTGCTTCGTCACCTAGGGCTGTGGTTGAGACTTTGGCTGTGAAGTACATGGCTTCCTCGTCATCGCTGCGCTCAGTCACAAGGCCAATGGCCTGACTGGCATCGTGGCTCATATAGAGCTTGGGCGCTTTGCCTTCTGTGGGCAAACTGCCCGGCAAGAAAGAAACTGTCTGACCACCAGAGACTGTGGCTTCCACGTTGTATGGCAAAGCAATGCCTGTAATGGTGCGCTTAGGGCTGCCATCTTGGGCTGCATCTATTGAAAATGTTGAGCTGGTAAAGCGCATCATGCTAGGGACTCCTGTGTGTTTTCTTTTGGTTGGTCTGGGCTATCCATTTTGTCTGCTACATAGTTTTCCTCTAGGTAACTGTCTGCATCAAACTTTACATAGGTGCCACGCGGTAGCACGTTGTTCATGCTGAGTGTTGAGGCTATGCAATCGGCGTATGGCTTAACGCCAAAGATGTAGAGATCAGCGCGTGATTGCTCACTGCTGGTGTAGGCATAAGCGCCAGTGGACACGCCCACAAGGTAGGGGGGAACACCACATAGGCGTGCCAAATCAAGGGCGCTGTACTGTGCGGACTCAATCATCAGCATCTTGTCGGGGGTGGCAGTGCTGGCTTCGTAGCTTAAAAACTCGTTTAGTACGGCGGTCTGGCTGGTCAATCGAGCCTCTTGGAAGGCCGCGCCAATCTCTGACAACTCCTGAGCGCTTAACGGCTCGCCGCCAGTTTGCTTTAATACGCCACTAGGCAAAGACGATTGTGCGTTTTTGTATCGGCTTTGCTCAATCTTTAACGCTGTAGTGATGGTCTGTTCTGAGCTGTAAACAATGCCTTGTATAGGGCTTAGAAACTGGACAATGTTGCGGTAGTCAAGATCATTGCCAGCAAAACTGATGGACTTAGAAGGATGAAAGAACACCGGGCCTTGCTCATCCAAAGTTGTTATCGAGCCAGCAGGTAGGCGCTGAAACTTAGACGGAAAGCCGTCTTGTGTGCGCTCTGTGATGTACCAAAAGGCACGCCCGTAGAACAGCAAATCGTCAAGTGTCCACGCCATTAGGAAGTTGAAAGTGACTGCTGGGTCTGGCTGGCGTAGCCAAGAACGTGGTGCCAGTGGCACTTCTTCCATTTCGCCTGTGGCGTCATCAAATATTTCGCCGTACATTTTTAACGGCATACAACCGATAACGGAAGCCAACAAGTCGCGTGATCTAGACACAGTGGCAATGGTCATGGCGCGCTGACGAGCTGCGCCCTCTTGGTAATTATAGAAGTTGTCTATCGGGTTTTTGCTAATGCCTGCTGGCGCGTATCCCACAGCAGCCTGCACTGATGGTGTAGAGATTGCGGCTTTTGTAACTGGCTTATTGAAAATACCCATAGCGGTAGTATGCCACTTTCTGCCGGGTGTGTGTGGTACTGCCCTGCTCATCCCGACAACTCCCAGAGCAGTACCGTTGATACTTTAGCGACTGACTACCACCATCATTGGCTTTGTCTTTTGTTTAGGCTTTGACACTTGCGCTACAGCCCACACCATGCAACGGCACAGCTCTATCGGCCCGGGTGACTTTTGAGAACTAAGCACAGCACCAGATGGCACCTTGACAAGTACTGCCCTACCGCAATGGTCAGCGAGCAAGGTTTCGCCGTGGTGTTTCACATTGCCTTCATGGATCATTGACCTGACCAGTGTCGTATATTTAGTTAGTTCTGCATAGCCAGTAAGGCTGGTGCGCCTGCGCAGGGAAGTCGGCACATGGATATCGAGCGTAGGTGTAATCAGCAGCTGCACCTCTGGGTTTTCCATCACTTGGGCGATAGCAGTCCACATATCGGCTTCGGTCTCTACCACAAACTCGGTTTGTACTATGACCTGCCCGTCAATCTCTGCAGCCCTCACACCCACATAACGTGCGTCATCTACAGAACTATCCACAGACAATATGCCACCCTCAGGCATAGGAATATCTGTTTGGTTTTTTTCCCAAATTCCCAAATCCAACCATGCCCCCCTAGCCGTAATCCACTGGTTTAGGTGGGCACGCATGAAACTGTCCTTCTTAGACACGGCCCGTAAAGCGTCAATGGTGATCGTGGTACCCAAAGACGGGTTTGCCCAATACCAGTTGCGCTCATCGTAAGGGTCAAGATGCCCTGGCATAGACCATTCAGCAAAATACAAAGATGACGTTAAGCCCTTGTCAATATCAGCCATAGCCTGCTGGCGCATCTTAATCATTGTTTCTGAGGACTGATCACCAGCTGTACTCCAGCAAGAAAGCAGAGGTGACTTTCGAGCAATCTGCGATGGGCGCAAAGCATCATCCACCACCTCAGGGTCAATGTCCCACAACTCATCAACCACAATCAGATCATGGCTACCACCATGCAAAGATTTAGTAGCTGCGCGTACTTCCCAGCGCGAGCCGTCAGGCATCTCAACAGATTTACGGCCTACAGCCATCACAAGTTTTGCCCCAAAAATGTCTTTAAGTATGTGAGCCAAAGAAGTAAAGATTGCTTCTGCGCGGTCAAGTTTGTTGGCAACAGACATAACAGACTGTGGCCCACCACGCAGGATTGCCCCCTCAGTAATCCACCAGCCAAGAAGTGCTTGTAGCGCCACAGATTTACCAGCTTGTCTAGCCGTACTGACACACGCCTCACGGAACTGCAAATCGCCATTCTCATCCTTAGACAACTGCGCTGAAATTGCGTGCACCTGCCACGGCATCAACGTGATTTGCATAAAACGCTTAGCCCACTCAGCCACCAAAGGGCCATACGACAAGCCCCCAACACCCACACTCTCCAACCTTGGCTGCTCCCTGCCAATACGCCAATCCACCTGCTGATTATCGCCAGTTACCGCCAGTTCAGGCTGGTTCTCCAGATAAGAGATGGAAAT